ACCAATACCTGTTGTTACATCACCTTTTGTAAGCAGGGTTAATGTCTGATCAATCTTTGGTAATGATTCGGATGCCTTCTCTGCTGTATTAACGAAAGCAACATCTCCTTTGGCAACCTCAGTACCTACAGTTTTTGCATACTCACCTTGACCTTTTTGGTCGAGGCTTATTGAAACTTTAGGTGCTTCGCTAGGAGCCGCCCCTAAGACTGTTCGTTTGAGGATGTTTCCTGCAGCGTCTGTAACAACAGCCTCTACATTTCCATTAACTTTCTGGAAGGAAACAGTGTTCTTTGTCTGGTTTGTCTTAAAGACTTCCTTGACATACTCTTTGTACAACTCAGGGTCTGAGGCAATACCGGAAGCAAGCTCTGAATCAATATCAGGAGTCAATCTAGTGATAGTCTGGGTGTTGCGTGTAATAGCAGCCTGTTTGGTCAACAGCTTATTAGACTCTTCAGCAGCAGCTTTCTCAGCAGCTTTAGCAGAAGCATAATCCTTCATTAAACTTGCACCAAGAGTACGATCACCGGCAGCAAAAGCAGCCTTAGCTTGCTGAAGAATACCCTCAGAACTTGTGAGGTCTGCTGCACCCAGACCAATGTCAAACTGACGTTTGTCTGCTTGCTGCTGAAGCTCCTGAAGACGCTCCATGGCAATCTGAGCCTCACGACCCATACCTTGGGCTGAGAACAGCTCATAGGCTCGTGTAGCCTGTGCTAGAGGGTCTGAACCTTTAGCTGCCTCTGCCATGATCTGGTCGATAGCTTGTGCTTTGTTAACACCCGGGGCATCGTAGCCAAACATACGACCTAAGCCATAACCTAGGAGGGCACCAGTGTTTGTTCCTGCTTGTGCAAGCTGAGAATACAAATCACCACCTGAGGTAGGACTTGTGATTCCTTTTATGTAGTTGCTTCGTAAAGCTGCAGGAGATTCGTAGTCGAATAATTTATAGATACTTTCAGCCATCTTTATCTCCTATCGTGCGCTAGCAAACATGCCTGAGAAAATATTCTTCTTGGTTGGGTCTAAGCCAGCAATGCCTGCAGCCAGACCACCAAACATGTTAGCTTGGTTAATACCCGCTGCAAGGTTAGACTGAGCAGCCCCTTGACCACCAGCAAGCAACGCCTGCGCTTGTGCATTTTGTGAGACAGCTTGACGAGAACCAATGTCAGCACCCAGCGTAAGCGGACGGAGACCAAGTTCTTCGATACCAGCACCAGTCTGGAACAAGCCAGTACCACGAGCAATAGCGCGATCAATGTCTGCTTGAGCCATCTGTTGTGACTGAGCAGCCAGCTGTTGGTCTGCTAGTGAACGAGCTAAATCACGCTGATACTGTTGTGGGTTGACATAACCAGTACCCATGCCAGCACCTTGGGAAGCCCCAGACAACCCTAGACCAATACGACCCTGTTGGAGCTGTTGTTGACGTAGGGCAATGTCCTCTGCACCACGACCACCAGCCATTAGAGCTTGTTGTTGGTTATAGTAGTTCTGAGCAGCAACCTGTGGATCAGCCTGTACTTGAGATAAGAACTGTCCAGCACCACCATACATAGAGTTTCTAAAGGCCTCTAGTACAGGGTCTAGCTGGTAGCCTGCCTGTTGGGTCTCAGGGTTAATATACCCTGTTCCAAAGCCAGTAGTGACTGAGTATGGTTTAAACTCTGCAGCTTTAGCAGCCGCTTCACCAGCAGCCTGTTGTGCCGCAGCAGCTTGTGCACCAGCACTCTTTGCTGCATTTGCTGAGAATAATGTACTGCCTACGACAGCAGCAGGGAGCATCCATGGCATGATTATACCTCTTTCTGAATTAAAACTTCATCCACTTTGTCTGCATCTGTTTCATCAGTAGCGTGGATACAATACCAAACACAATCCTCTAAAGCTAAAACTCCATGAGAGATTTCTTTTTCAATGTCAATACAACAGGGTGCTTTATACACTTCTAGTTCGCCTTCTTTATTTATAACGACAGAACCCTTGGCTAGGATTGACAAATGTGAATATGTATGCTTATGCTGCTTAAGAACCATGTCCTTAGGGATAAAGGTTTCTTTGGCATACAGACCGTCACTAAAGTGGTGCTTAATCTCAGGCAACATTAGTACGTACCACCGTCAATTGTGGCACCGTTTAGTGTTGCAATTGTCACAGTTCCTGTAAACGTAGGGGCAGCTGTGTTTGCTTTAGAAGCTACGGCAGTCGAGATGGCGTTAAACTCATCATCAATCTCCGTACCCTTAACCAACTTACCTGCATTGCCTGAAGGAAGTGTATCCTTTGCAGCGAAATCTGTGAGTTTCGTATAATTAGACATTAGCTAATCCTTCCTGTTTTAACAAACATATCCAATTTCTGAACGCTAATTTCACTTCCTTCGACATTAGCCTCAAAACCAATCTGTATAACTTTACCCGACCCTTGTACTTGAGCATTTACCCTGTCAATTAACACACCAGCCGTATACTCAGCAATGTTGTATTCTGCTATACCATACTCGCTACCAACACCCTCGTTGATTGTGAAGGGATATGAAAAAGCAGCACCTAAGTAATCGTAGCCTGTTTTGACAACAAACGATTGACCACTGCCACCAATAACAGTTATGCTCACCTTCTTAACAATCTTGGTCATAGAACTGTTTTCCATGTCCATGTAGTTAGAGAAGTATTTCATGCGGTACTGTGTGATGTCGTCTAAGTAACCAGTGTATAAACCAATACCATTCTTTTTACCAAACAAAACATTACGTGCACGGTTGCGTAAGAAGGCTGTAGTCTTGGTTGACCAAGTGGTAACACGAGCAGAGCCATCTTCTAGTGCTTGACGCATATCTAAGCAATAGACAGTGGATGTCGAAGGGAACGAAAGAAGATAGAAAGCATTTACTTCTGAGTAGACACTCTTAACCTTGTCGTATGTTCCTACAATACCAAGCTCAGTACCCATTGTTTCCAAAAGGTCATCACGTACATTCTTTGTTAAGTCACGCATAGGCAATGACTTTTCTTGTAACAGACGACCTAAACTACGAACACCTGTGTCTGACAAAAAGATTAAATCACCACCAGTACTTTGAACAGAATCACGGGCTACACAGCCAACACCAGCAATAACATCGTTTAACTTAAAGTCTCCTAATGGGTTACTTGCTCCACCGTAGATAATTATATTACGAGAACAGAAGATAATTAGGAAGTCATTGTGAGCCGCTATGGCTGTTATTGTGTCTACGTTGTTAGGTAGTACAGCAGCAATGTTTAATGTACCGCTAGTGCCCCCATTGAAGGCTGGAAAGGCTGTGTCAGCAATGTCTGTTGACCAGTAGACTGTAGACCCATCATGTACCCAGAAACGACCATAGGCAGCTAACACATCACGAGGATAGCTAGTGCTATAACTCTGAGTAACACCCGTGTAATCAGTCATTGTCTGAGTTACAGGAGATGCACTTTCAGTGTAGATGACAGGCTCGTGACTAGCTTGAACAAGCATAGCATGGTCGTTTAGAGTAGCTACCTTCCAGTTGTTAGCTGTAATGGTATAGAGGCTAGGAGTAACATCAGTCAAGACAGCACCCACACCGCCTGTAAACAACTTATTGTTCCCTGCACTAAGGGTAACAACAGTGTCATCTGCGTTGGTATGTTCAGCCAACATTTCGATATTAAGGTTAGCTAATTCATCTACACCAGTAGTAGTTTGTTGTGTCCAGCCTTTACGAGCGCCTAACCGACCAAACTTATCAATGATACAGTTGTCAGCAGTAAGTGCAAAGTTACTGGATAAAGTAACACTACTGTCCTGTGTGTTAAGCCCGTAGAAACCGGGTGATACGACAGAAACCGTTTGTAGTTGTTTCATACGCTATACCAAATAGTATCCTCTGGATGACGAGCGGCATCTAATGCAATCTCATCTGCCAATGCCGACTGAGCAGCAGCGTAGGCGTTCATACTTTGTTGACCACCATCTTCACCACGTTCCTCAATCGCCATCGCTGTGGCTAATAGAATGATGGGACGAGTAGGAAGAACAATGGTATCCGCATCGTCTGATAGGGCTAGGTTTCGCTGAGTTACGTTAAACCGTAAAGAGTAAACAGCGTCAGGAATTGGGTAGAGATCAACTTGTGTATCTCCATCTGCACTAACCCCGTTGAAGTTATAGAACATCGGAGTTCCTGTCTGAGGCGTTGCTGTTAGAAACTCCCTGTTAAACCAGTTAGCATCTTTGTACAGCATCTCAATATCGTCAGAATCATTCCAGACATCTAACACTTTGAAGTTATTACGTGTACCATTCAGTTCGTAGTTAAACACACCACTTGTAGTATTTAATGTTAATGTGGTACGCAAAGCACTCCAGTCCCAAGCAGATTCTACCTGAGCCTTTGACTCATTAACAAAGTCACCAATCAGACGAGCGTAGCTATTAGAGCTACCAGACCCTTGAACAGTGGCTACTTCACTCTCTCGAAGCCTACGCATCACAGCATTGACAAGTTCTAAGTATGTCATTTTATTCCTTTATTCGCCATCAAATGCAACAGTCTGTGGTTCTTTTCTTAGGTCAAACGTGATGATACAGCTTTGAGTTGCACCTTCTTGTGGTTGAATAACAAAAGAATCCCCTTGTTGCATTACAATAGACCCATTGCTAAACTGAAGATAACTATGAGAAGACATTGGGTACAAGTCAATAATCTTAATCTTGTGGTTAATGTCGTGAGCGTGTTGCCAATAAGCCGTGGTAGTCTTGTTGTTAGCGTCAAGGTTAGAGATGAATAACATATCCACCTCTGCCTTGTATCCTTGTGGGACTTCAAAGATTGTATTAGCTACCCCAGCTGTCAGTTGTTTACCTACTGAGTGTCTCATAATTAAAACAAAGTGCCCCAAGAAGTGTCACCATAGGTAACATCAGCACCTGTTCCTGTGGTTGGTGAGTCTGGAGTATAGCTAACACTAGAACCGTCACTACCAGAAGAAGTATAACCGGGAGCTGAATACTGGATAGCCTCTGGACTATATGTCGTTCCTCCGCTTCCAGTGACAACAGGGGCTGCTACACCAGCAGGTTTAGGTGCATAAGGACCTTGGTATCCGCTTTTATCTCCCATCATTACACGTAAGTTACCTTGCAGATAATCCTTATAACCTGTGGGACCATATTTAGACAAACCTAAAACAGTTGCTCCCGGCATAATAGCATTACCAAACAAAGTCAAACCAGCAGCCATTCGGGCACTGTTCTCTTCTTGTTCTTTACTTAAGATTGCTTGAACCACATCTTCTGGTAAATTAGCCTCCCGAAGCTGTGCTTCTCGTTCTGCGTAATAGTTACGACCACCAGTGTCTCCACCAGAGTCCCCACCAGTAGAGGGCTGAGAACCAAACAAACCACCAAGACCAACATCAGGTGCGTCTTTCTTCAATATTTTGTCAAGACTACCAAATTTCTTCTTTACATAACCAAAGGGATCAGCTTGGTAGTCTAAAGCATCCTGACTAAGCATACCCCCTTGCTCAAAGTTAGCATAGGGATTAGAACCTTGGATAGGCATATAGCTACCCTGAAGACGCTCATAGAGGGTCGTATCGGGTAATGCTTGCTGGTAGGTTGGATACTGATAAGCCATTACTTTTTCCCTTTGTTTCTCTTGGCCCGCATGTTGCGCTCAGGAAGACTACGGCCTGCTTTAGACATTGCAATAGCAATTGCCTGCTTCTGTGGTTTGCCAGACTTCATCTCACGACGAATGTTCTCGCTGACTGTCTTGTTGCTACTACCCTTCTTAAGTGGCATCTTAAGTACTCCTAAGGTTTATTATCTTTATGTTTAAATACTAAGTACTTTAACCTAAGTATACTAATGTATATAGTATACCATATTTTTGTCTTTTTGTCAAGTACTTTTTACCATTTTACTTTGTCTGCCCAATAAGCAGCATTCATCTTATGCAATTAGACCGTTAAGATAAACAGTCTTTCCTTCTTTCTTGGTTGCTGTGAGTACTTGTTTCTTATTATCACTGGGATTATAACTAACATGTACCCATCCTGAGTCTGGAACTCCAGGAGTATAGAACTCAAGTATTACCTGTCTAAACTCCAAGTTATCTACAATCCACTTAGCCAAGTCTGCATTGGCAACCCCGGGAATCTCAATGTCCGCAGCCATGCCCTTGCAGTGGTCTGAAGTCTTACTACCGCCTACCTTGGCATTGACATTAGGATGACGGAAGCCAGAGTTAACCTTCACACCCTTACTAAAATGGTTCCTAACGGGCTGAAGGACACACTCACAAAGTCGAGTCATGTTTTCGATTTCCTCAGGACCCGGGGTGTTATCTATGTCTAACCTAAGGGCTGTATCGCTCTTGGTCATCTCAGCCAGTGAAAAGTTATCAGTCAGCTTCATACAGAATCAGTCCCCTTTGGTTTAATCTCAAGACAGTCAATCCTGAAGGCTTTTACATCAGCATCCCGTTGCATAACTACAACAGCTTTCTTGTTCTCCGCATGACACTGTTCTATGGATATGGAGATACCGCCATGGTAGAAAGAACATGTATCATTTACGAGACATACAAAGGCAACGGGTATCCAGAACATGGCTATTTCTTCTTCATATCTATGATTTTCTCAAGGGTACGTCCACCGAAGTAGAAGCTCATAATGAGCATACCCCATTGACCCAAAAGTTCTACGTAGGCTTGATTTGCATCCCTACCGAAAGCAGACATCATGGCGAATGTAAAATACCCCACCAGAATCGCTACAAGGGTCATAGGGCGAATATTCTTGGACAGCCATGAGTCACTACCCATGTCAGCCTTAAGACGCTCTGTGAGGTTGTTTTGCTCTGTTTTGTATAGGTCGGTGTCGTTAGCCATTTTAGCCAGCTCACCGTCCTGCTGCATTTTAACTAACTCTGCCTGAGCTTTAGCCTTAGCCTCAGGGTCTGGAATAAGCTTATCAACCAGCTTACTGCCAATATCTAATAGTCCTGCTAGTGGTAACATCATCCTACTCCGTTCTGTTTCCATTCTAAGGCGGTCATGACCATACCCCAGATAGCCCAGCCACCTAAGACAACCACAACAGCAGCCAAAGCATAACCAATCATGTCACGCCTACGCTGCTGCTGATGAATAATCTCACGCTCACGCTTCAGTTTAATCTGACGCTGCATGTGCATAAGGTCGTCAAAAGCCTGAGGACCGTAAGCAAGCTTCACCATAGACATAAGTTCAAGGTGTTGCTTACGTACAGCCTCACGGCGCTGTAGTTGCTCCATGGCTTCTTGTTCCACGGATTTACCACCACCGATACGCTTAAATATACTTGGTTTCTTATTGTCAGCAGCCTGTAGCTCACTGACTTTACCCATCCAAGTACCGATTTGTCCTAAGACATCTTCGACTTCCCTACCAGCCTCCACAAGCTTCTTAACGGTGTTAAAAGCTGCTGTTGCTGCCATGAAGAGGCTAATGGGGTCCATTTATTTCATCCAATGTTGTGCGAACCAAGCGAGGATGCCACCAACAATAGATGCTATGGTCATTCCCATCCAGAAACCACCTTTGCTTTGGTTGGCTAGGGCTAGAAGTGTTTTGATGTCAGCATCCATACTGT